ATAGGTACTACATCCCCAGGCTACAAATTACATGTTAATGGAGGAGCAACTGATACAACATTAATGGTTCAAAATACTGGTCAAAACGCTGTTAGGTTAAGACTTACAAACGAAGAAAGAGACTTTATATTAACAAACAACCCAACAGATGATTTATTATCATTTTATTATGCTGATTTAAATAGATTACAGTTTAATACAACAAATCAATGGTTTCCTAATGGTAATGTTGGTATAGGTACTACATCCCCAGGATGTTCTTTAGATGTAGGATCAAGAACAGATGCAATACGTTTACCAAACGGAACTACAGCACAAAGACCATCCTCTCCTACAGCAGGTATGGGTAGATTTAATACATCAACAACTAGAACAGAATTCTATAATGGTACTGTTTGGGTGAATGTAGGAGGAAGTGGTGATGGTTCAACCTCATCTTCTCCAGCTACATCAGCTAAAGCTATTAAACAAATAGTAGGTAATCCAACAAGTGGAGTTTACTGGTTACAAATACCAAATGTTAATAGTGGTAATGCTTTCCAATGTTATTGTGATTTTACAATGGATGGTGGTGTTGGATATGCAATAATATTCAATCAATATTTTACAGGAGCTGAAACTGGTCCTAGTAATACAAGCTTTGCTAGTTCAACAATATCAACAGCAGGATGGGATACTGAATATCAAATTAGCCCAACTGCAATGATATCAAATTATGGAGTAACAAAATTAGCTGTTTTTGCAAGAACAGGAGGTAGCGCTGCGGGTGGTATTACAGGAGCTTCTTATTTTAACTGGGTTGCATTTACAGGACCAACCACAACACAATACAATTTAATATTTACAAACAAATATAACTCTACCCAATTCACAGGAACTTTTAATAGTTCAGATGGTAATACAGGTACTGCTTATTTCCCTAATTCCCACGGTTCTACAGGTGGTGTAATGCAAATAACAAATGGAACAACAGTAAATGATAATATTCTTTATGAATATAACCCTGATGGAGGAACAGATCCAAATCACTTCTGGATGGTTGCTAATGGTAGAGTGGGAGATGTTTACTGGGTGGTTAATAACCGATATGGTAGCAGCACTGGTAATGTAATGTACAATAGATGGGGTGGTGTAGCAATATATTAAAATAAATTAAAATGGAAAAAACAGCATACAATTATTATTTAGAAGCAGAAAACAAAGAACAGTTTATCACTGATAAAACTATTGAATGGAATTTACCTGAAGGAGACTTAATAAAAATATTAGAAAATCAGTGTAAGGATAAAAAAGCAAAAGAATATCCTAAAATAGGAGAACAATTAGATTTATTATGGCATGATATTAATAATGGTCTTTTTGGTAATAATGCTAAAACAAGTGAGTGGTTCGCCGCTGTTAAAGAAGTAAAAGATAATAACCCAAAACCTTAAAATATTTACATAATATAAAAATAAATTTGGTTGTTTTCTAAACTTACTATATATTTATATATATAAAACAAAAATTAAATAAAATGGCTTTAATTATTATCTTATTAATTGCTGCTGTAGTAGTAGCATTTGTTATTAACAACAAGAAAAAAGAAACATCAGTAAATCATGTTGAAGAGTTAGCTCCTGAATCAACTCCACCACCAACTATTATGGCGGAGATAGCTAAAAAACCAACTGAGAAAAAACCAGTAGCTAAAAAAGCACCTGCAAAAAAAGATGTTAAAAAACCAGCGAAAAAATCTAAATAATATATATGGAAAAAGTTACATTAAAATTACATGAGTTTTATGCTTTAGAAGCTGAACTTAATGGTGTTGTGAATAATCAGACTGGTGAAGTACTTTCTAAAGGCTTACTAACTGAAAAAATTAAGTTATCAACTAAATATTGGTTATCAGATTTAGCTAAAAAAGTAACAACTGAAAAAGAATCTGTTGAGAAACTTAAAGAAGAATTAATTAAAAAACACGGTGAAACTGACGAAACTGGTAATATCAGTATTCCAATGTATATCAACGTTGTTACTAATGAAGAAGGTGAAATAACAAGCAGAGAAGTAAATCCAAAGTTTGTAGAATTTCAAAATGACTTCAATACACTTTTACAAGAAGAAAAAGAATTAGAACATAAAGAATTTAAACTCGTTGATTTTGAAAATGTAGAATCAGAAGGAGTTTATGTTACTTTCTTTAAACTTGTAAAACCTGAATAATGAGTGAAGTTAAAAAACTAACTATTGAAGAGTTAGACGAAATTAAAAAGATTAAAGCTAGTTACAACGATTTAGCTATATCATTAGGTGAATTAGAGATTGAAAAATCTCGTTTACTTGAATACCGTAAAAATTTAAGCGACGCTGAATTAGTTTTAGCTAAAAAATTACAAGATAAATATGGTGAAGGTTCTATTAATCTTGAAACAGGTGAAGTAAATTCATAATATGTATTGTTAGGTGTTAGGAGTTAATATAGAAGAGAACCTCGGCAGTAATTGCCGGGGTTTCTTCGTTTTATAAATTATCTTACATATTTATCATTAGACAAAATCTATTCAAAACATGGCGCAAGAAACATTAATTTCTCCAGGTGTACTAACACGTGAGAATGACTTATCTCAAATAACCCAATTACCTCCAACTGTGGGTTTGGCATTAGTAGGTCCGACTGTTAAAGGTCAACCGTATATCCCAACTGTAGTTACTTCATATAGTGACTTTAAAAACAGATTTGGTGGTTCATTTATTAGCGGAGGTGCTAATTATGAGTTTTTAACAAGCATTGCTGCTTACAACTACTTTTTACAAGGTGGTGAATCAATTTTAGTAACAAGAGTACCAAGTGGTTCATTCACCGCTGCTACAGCTAGTTGTGCTACAACTGCTAGTACAAGTGGAATTCCAGGTAACAGTGGATTTACTGCATCGTTTGTTTTAGAAACAATCAATGTTGGTACAATGAACAACAACACTAGTTCTTTATTAAGTAATGGTGCTTTAGCTACTGGAACTCAAGATAACGTTAAGTGGGAAGTATCAAATGTAAATTTACAACAAGGTACTTTCACAGTATTAGTTCGTCGTGGTGATGACAATACAAATACTAAAGTTGTTTTAGAAACTTATTCTAATGTATCTTTAGATCCATTACAACCTAACTATATCGCCGCAGTAATTGGTGATCAATCAAGAACTGTATCTTATGATGTTGATATGGGTGGATATTATATTCAATTATCTGGTAGCTATCCAAACAATAGCCGCTATGTAAGAGTTAAATCTGTTAGAGATACTCCATCATATTTTAATAACGTAGGTGGTGTTGCTACAGATTCAAATAACCAAAGCTATTCAGCTTCATTACCTCAAATTGGTAGTGGTTCATTTGGTGGTGCATTTAGTGGTGCTGTTGGTAATGACATTCCATTTATTGGAAATAGTTTATTCCAAAACAACTCAGCTACTGCTCCTCAAGGTGTTCCAGTTGCTAACTATGCTACTGCAAGTAACATTTTAAGTAACAAAGATGATTATGATTATGAATTACTAATCACTCCAGGTTTACAACAAGCTGATCACGCTACAGCTCAAACAAATTATATTTCAAATGCTGAAGAAAGAGGTGATCATTTCTATATTATGGATTTAACTCCATATGGTTCAACTATTAACACTCCAGTAACTGAAGCACAAGGTTTAGATACTAACTATGCTGGTGCTTATTGGCCTTGGGTTCAAGTTGTATCTCAAGAAACTGGTAGAAACGTATGGGTACCTGCTTCAACAATTATGGCTGGTGTTTATGCTTTCAACGATAATGTAAGTGCTGAATGGTTTGCTCCTGCTGGTTTAAATCGTGGTGGTTTAGGTGGTGTTATTCAAGCAGAAAGAAAATTATCTCCAACAAATCGTGATAATTTATATGCTGGTAAAGTTAACCCAATCGCTACTTTCCCTAACGTAGGTGTTACAGCATTTGGTCAAAAGACATTACAACAAAAAGCTAGTGCTTTAGATAGAATTAACGTTCGTAGATTATTAATTGCTCTTAAGCGTTACATTGGTAATGTTTCTAAGACATTAGTATTTGAACAAAACACAACTGTAACAAGAAACAGATTCTTATCTCAAGTTACTCCATACTTAGAAAGTGTACAACAAAGACAAGGTTTATATGCTTTCAGAGTAGTAATGGATGACACAAATAACACTCCAGATGTAATTGATAGAAATCAATTAGTAGGTCAAATTTACTTACAACCAACTCGTACAGCTGAATTTATCTTATTAGATTTCAACATCTTACCAACTGGTGTAGAATTTGGAAGTTAATAAAATTATAATTTAAATAATGGAAAATAAAAAAATAAAAGAATTCAAGGACGACGCAGCAGCCGATACTTCGGTTGCTGGCGTTGGCCCTTCTTTAACAAAAATAGCATCAGCAGTAACTAATGTAAAAGATTACTCTAGAGTGATTGAAGCATTAATGATGTGGCTAAAAAATAAAAAAGGTTCTCAGTTATCTGGTCTTGATAGTAACCCAAACTATAAAATGGTATTGAGTTACTTAAATAAAATGCAATCAGACGCTGAAACTGAAAAGAAACCAGTTGAAAATCCAGTTGCGCAAAAATAATAACTATTAATATTTATATAAAATAACAATACAATGGCAGTATTAGATCCTACCGAAATTATGTTCACCGCTTTTGAACCAAAAGTTCAGAATCGCTTTTTAATGTATATTGACGGTATCCCTTCATATTTAATTAGAAAAGCTTCAACTCCGTCTTTCAACGCTGGTGAAATCGTATTAGATCATATCAACGTTTACCGTAAAGTTAAGGGTAAAGTTCGTTGGAATGATATGACTTTAGAACTTTATGATCCTGTAACTCCAAGTGGCGCTCAAGCTGTAATGGAATGGGCTCGTTTGGCTCACGAATCAGTAACTGGACGTGATGGCTATAGTGATTTCTATAAAAAAGATTTACGTTTAGACATTTTAGGTCCTGTTGGTGATGTAGTTGGTGAGTGGATAGTTAAAGGTTCTTTTGTTAAAGAAGCTAACTTTGGTGAATACGATTGGGCTAACGAAGCATATGTTTCAATCAGCTTAACAATAGCAATGGATTATTGTATCCTGAACTACTAATCGTTCATCCATATATTTAATAAGAAAGTCATCCGAGAGGATGACTTCTTTTATCTTTGTATATTTATATATATAAAAACAATATAAACGTTATGGAACAAAAGTTTAAGTATCCTACTGAACAAATCGATTTACCTTCTAAAGGTTTAATTTACCCTCCTGAATCACCATTATCAAAAGGTGTTATTGAAATGAAGTACATGACTGCAAAAGAAGAAGATATTCTATCTAATGCTAACTTTATTCGTCAAGGAACAGTTATTGATAAGTTATTACAATCAATGATTGTGACAACAGGTATAGACTATAATATGTTATTAAATGGTGATAAAAACGCTATTTTGATAGCAGCACGTATTTTAGGATATGGTAAAGATTATGATTTTACCTTTGTTGATCCTAATACAGGTAGAGCTGAAAAAGCTACTGTTGATTTAACAACATTAGATACTAAGAAAATCGATGAAAGTCTATTCACACCAGGTAAAAATGAATTTAATTTTGAATTACCATTCTCTAAAACTATGGTTACATTCAAGTTATTAACACATGGTGATGAGCAAAAAATAGATAAAGAAATTAAAGGTTTAGAAAAAATCAATGCTCAAGGTTCATATGATGTTACAACTCGTTTGAAACACACTATTGTAGCAGTTAATGGTGATAGAGAAACAGCAGCGGTTAGAGAATTTGCTGAAAATATGTTAGCTAGAGACGTAAAAGCTTTACGCGAACAGATTAACAAAGTAATGCCAGATGTTGACATGAAAGTTAACGCGGTTAAATCTAACGGCGATGTAGTGGAGGGCATCGATTTACCAATTGGGGTTAGCTTTTTTTGGCCTGACTCCGGAGTATAAGAAAATAATACTAGACGAAGTATTTTTACTTTGTTATCATAGTCAAGGTGGATTCACTCATGATCAAGTATATAATATGCCTATAAGATATAGACAATATTACTTACAAAAACTATCAGAACTTATTGAAAAACAACAAGAAGAAATAGATAAAAGATTCAATGTGAGTGGCGGCGCAGAAATGGCGCAACCAAATAAAACCACTAAAGAACGTCCACCAATACCAGATTTCGCATTTAACGCAAGAGCGCCTAAAAAATAGGCGCTTTTGATATTTATACGTGATATAAACTGCAAGTATACAAATGGCTACCCCAGAAGAAGTACAATTACAAGATAAATTAAATGATGAGTTAAAGATAACTAATAATACTCTTAACTCAATTGCTAATAATTTAGCTGAGCAGTTTAAATTACAGCAGAAGATTGGTAAGGAAGTTGAACAAACTGCTAATGATTACTATAAAGATCTAGCCAAAACACTTAAAGCATCTGCTAAAGATGTTTTCACAATTGCAGAAAATCAAGAGTCATTAAATCGTGGTGCTTTAAGATCAAATACTATTCAAACTCAGATCGCTAAAGCATTAAAAGAGCAAAATAAAGCTGCTGCTACATTTGAATTATTAGAGCAAGAAATTGGTACTTTAACTAAAGAAGAAGCTCAATGGAGAAATGATGCTCTAGAAGCATCTAAACAACAAGTAGCTACATTAACTGCTCAGTTAACTAGAGCTAAACAAATTGAAAAAACAGCTGGTTTAACAGGTAAGATATTTGAAGGTATATCTCAAATTCCATTATTAGGAAAATTAGTTGACACTGAAAAAATACTAGAAAATGTTTATGAAACAGCTGCTAACACAGGTAATAAATGGGCAGCATTTGGCTCAGGTTTAACTACTACATTTAGTCAGATTGGTAAAAAATTAACTGATCCTGTAGTTTTATTTACAGCCCAAATAGGTTTAATTAAGAAATTTTTTGATTTATATGGTGGTGTTAATAAAAGAATAGTTGAGCAAGGTAAACAATTAAATATAAGTAAAGAGCAATCTCAAGCTTTATATGAGAGTGCTTATCAATATGCTGCTGAACAAAGAAATGCTTTTGTTACTGAAGCTAGAATACTAGAAGGTAGATATAAATTAAATGAAGCATTAGGTACATCAATTGCATTCACTAATAAAGAAGCAATCACAGCTGAAAAATTATCTCATTACTACGGTATAAGTGAAGAACAAAATGCTCATTTAGCTGTACTAGCCAGAGAAATAGGACAAACAAATGATGATATTTTAAATACAGTTATTAAAACAACTGTAAATCAAAAATCACAATTTGGTGGTACATTAAGTCAACAAAAAATATTGCAAAAAGTAAGTTCAGTTAGTGGTGAAATATTAACTAAATTTAAAGGTAATGTTGGTGAACTAACTAAAGCTGTAATGCAAGCTGATAGATTAGGATTAACATTAGAACAAGTAGATAAAATTGGTGAGTCATTACTTAATTTTGAACAATCAATTGAAGCTGAACTTAAAGCTGAATTATTAACTGGTAAAGCTATTAACCTAGAAAAAGCCAGATCAGCTGCTTTAAGTGGTGATACAGCTAAATTAACCACGGCTATAGCTGAGGAAGTAGGCAACATTCATAAGTTTGAAAGAATGAATGTTCTTCAAAGACAAGCATACGCTGAAGCATTTGGAATGTCAGCCTCAGAAATGGGTGATATGCTTCGTAAACGTGAGTTTGAAAATAAATTAGGAGCAGATGCTTCAAAAACAGCAACTGAACAACTTAAATTAGCTAAAGAAAGAGGTATAACAATTGAAGAAAGTGTTAAGAAAGATCTTGAAGCAAAATCATTAGCTGAATTACAAAAATATACATTTGAAAAAATATCATCTATTTTATCAAAAATAGCTTCTGGTCCAATGGCTACTATATACAAGTATATAGAAAAAGGTTTAAAAGGAGTTGAAGGTATACTTGGTGCTTTTAGCAAAATGACAGGTGGAGGATTAGGTAATGCTTTAGGAGCTGCTATTTTAGGAGCTCCATTATTGATAGGTGCTACTAGATTAATGGCTGGTGGTTTAAAAGGATTACTATTCCAACGTGGTACTGATGCTAATCCAATGGTGACTAGACCTATGTTAGCTGGAGGAATGGGAGGAGGTGCGTTTGGAGGAGGCGGAATGATGAATTGGAATCAATTCCAAACATCTGTAGCTGGAAAAGGAATGACTCCTGCTCAGCGTGCTGCTGCTTTTAAACAATACAAAGCAGGAACTGGTGGTGGTGGATTTGGTGGTGGTTTAGGATTAAGTTTAGCTGGTATGGGTGTTGGATTAGCTACTTCAGCTATTGCTTCAAATATGGATACAGGAGCTGGCAAAACAGCTGTAAGCACAGTAGGAGGAGCTGCTTCTGGTGCTTTAACTGGAGCTGCTATGGGCTCTGTCATACCAGGTCTTGGAACAGCTGCTGGGGCTATTATTGGTGGATTACTTGGAGGTGTTAGTAGTTTAGTAACTGAAATGCAAGCCACTAGAGAAAAAGAAGAAGCTAATAAAGCTGCTAGAGATGAAGCTCAAAAACGAACACAAGAAGCATTAGAACAAATGGCTATTAGACCTATTGAATTAAATGTTACTAATGAAACCATTGGTAAATGGAATACATATTCTAGCCAAAACGGTGCTAATAACTCATTTGCTTAACATATTTATATAAAACAATAACATCATGGCATTATTTGATAAATTAAAAACAGGCTTATTAGGTTTAAAAGGGCAACCAGGACCTAATTTTGAAAATGAAGGGCAACGTACTTCATCAAATATTCAAGCCTTATCTAAAAATAATAAAATAGTTTCTTCTCAAGATATGACTCTTGGAAGAACATATGGTCAAGCTCCAAATAGAGTTAAAGTGGCACCTTCTGGTTTAGATTTAGGTGGTATTACCCCTAAAGAATATACTAGAATTTCAGGTACAACTAACTCTGGTCCTACTTTTAATTCAGCTACAGGTACTGGATTTGTACTTGAAAAAAGATTACCTCTTAGTGGGTTAGGTTTACAAGGTAAAACCCAACCATCTTTTGAAAGTGTAAGTCAAATGTCTACTTCAGATATTCAAGCAAGAGCCCAAAATAATAAAATAATATCATCTCAAGATTTATTAACTGGTAGAAAATATGGTAAAGGAAGATTTACAGTATTTGTACCTGCGTCTCAATTAGACGGAAACGGATTACCAATAGGTAATGTCTATAAAAATAAAGGACCTAAAGAAGGAAGATACTAATGCCCTTTTCAAACTTAAATAGTGCATGGTCTAATTTAGCCCCATACTATAACTCTGTTAATAGTAATGGATCTTTTTCTAGTCCTAATAATGTTACTTATACTCAAAAACCAGAACAACCAAGACTTAAGTTCACTTCATTTGATGATGGTCTTGTAAGAGGAGGTGTTGTAAATGCTGGGTTAGCATCACTTAGAGACACAGCTCGTGTAGGTAATTTTTTAAAATCACCTAAAGGTCTTGTATGGATAGCTAAGCAAGTTGGATTACAAAAATCAAACCCAAGATTAGAACAACCAGAAGATTTTAGAGCTCTAAGTAACAACAACACTCAGTTATATAATTTAGGTATAAACACTTTAGCTCAAGTACCTCTAAACGCATTTGGAGGTCATATTATTCGTCATGGTATTCTTCCAGTTGGTGGTGTTGGATTTTTAGAAGGTGATAGTTTAACTAATATTAAAGGTTATAATTATGAAAACATAACTATAGACAATAATAACAATAATAAAAATAGATTAGTTGGTTACCTTGATAAAATAAAAAGTATAGATGCTAGTGATACAAATGTTATTGGATTAAACTCATATAATGGTGGTGCTTCTTCAGTTTATGGTATTGGTAAAACATTTATTACTACCACTACACTACATACTAATAAACCAACTTTATCTACTTTATCATATAACGGTATATTAAATTATTTTGATGATTATAAAACTAAAACTAGTTCTGGTTACATACCTGATCAACAAAATCTAATATCAGGATTAAGAAATGAAGCTATTATTAATAGAGGTCTTTCTAATTTTATTAGTAGTAATATTTCTAATGAAATAGATCCATCTACAGGAGAAACAGTTGACACAAGTGATGTAGATAGAAATACAATTGATCGCTTAAATAGAAAAGCATCAGAAATAGAACTTGAAGCAGATGCTAGACAAAAAGCAATTGATGAGTTAAATAATAATATAGCAGATAATGATTTTGATATTTTTAATCATTCATCATACAGAAATAAAAATATTCAATCAAGAATAGGTACTTCAACTAGTAAGTATGGTCCTAACAATATTAAATTCAAGTCTAAAGTTGATTCTATAAATGTCATTAATGTAACTAATAGTTCTACATTTTATGATAATTCATTAAAACCAAATAATGATCCAAATCTACCAAAAGAATTATTAAATAAAGGCGATAAAGAAGTAGATGGATATTTTGGTCGTGATATTATTAAATTTAGAATAGAATTTTTAAATAATGATACTCCTATAGCAAATAATACTATTAATACAGATGTTTTAGCATTTAGAGCATATTTAAATGAATTTAGTGATGGAATGAATGCTAGATGGAACTCATATCGTTACATGGGTAGAGGTGAAGATTTTTATGTATATGATGGATTCACAAGAGATATATCTGTTGGATTCACACTATATGCTCATTCACCTGAAGAAATGAAACCTATTTATAGTAAATTAAACTATTTAATGTCTTCATTCGCTCCTGACTATACTGCATCTAATAAAATGAGAGGAAATATAGGTTACTTAACAGTTGGTGACTACATTTATAGACAACCAGGTATATTCACTGATATTAAATTATCAGGAATGTTAGAATCAAATTGGGAAATATCATTAGATAAAAATAATCCTATTGATAAAACACAATATGAAGTACCTAAACATATTACTGTTAATTTATCATTTAAACCAATTCATACATTCTTACCTAGAAAAGTACAAAAGGATAAATTTGCAAATGCACCATTTGTTACACTTGATAAAAAAGCATATCCTACTCAAGCTGGAGAAAAATATGATCCAGATACAAAAAAGTTATTAACTCCAGCATCTAACAAGTACTTAGATTAAAATTCTTAATAAAGGTCATATTTATTATCATGGATCGCTATGATAATATTCCAATAATTCAAACTAAACCAACGGTTCAATACCCAAAGGTTATTAGATACCGTTCATCCACACGTTACCCAGATATACCATTATCTGATGCTGATGTATTTTTAAGTACAATACGTGGAGATAGATTAGATAATTTAGCATTTCAATTCTATAGTGATTCATCATTATGGTGGATTATACAAATAGCTAACCCAGATCTACCAAATGATTCTTTATATCCAACACTTGGTTTTCAACTTAGAATACCAGGTAATATAACTCAGATATTAAGTGATTTTGAACAATTAAATAGTTAAAAAGTGTTATGTCTATATTTAAAAGTACTCTCAAACCTAAAATAGCAGCTCAATTAAAAGCTCGTGAAAAATTAATATCATCAGAAGTTAGAGGATCTGACTTTTTAAGATATACTACTGGTAAAAATTCATGGGTTAGAATGGCATCATTTGTTAATTATAACTCTAAAGTTTATGATGCTAAAACAGGAAAATTAGTTAATGATGGAAAATATACAGGTGATCAATTAGCTAAAAAATATATTTTAGAAGGAGGTACATTATATAGTGGATCAAGTGGATTTTCTTTACGATCAGGAGTAGGTAATTCTGATAGTATCTATGGTAGTAATATAGATTTTAATAACGCTAGTGAAAAATTTGATGTTAAGCAAGGACTAGGTGTAAGTAGATCATTTGGTTTAAGACCAATGCCTGGTATCACAGGAGTAACTATCACTAATAAAAGCGCTTATGGTTCTTTAAGAGAAGCCACTATACAATTTATGGCTTGGGATAAACACCAACTTGAAGAATTGGAAATTTTATTTATGAGAACAGGATATACTGTTCTTTTAGAATGGGGTTGGTCTCAATATATTGATCATGATGTTCCAACTAATTTAAATGACTATCCTAACATTAAGGAAGTAACAACATTTAAAATTCCAACAATAGATGTATTTGATGCTAGGTTCAATGATGATAAAATACACACTAAAATTGATAGTGATATTGACAAAACTAATGGTAATTATGATGCTTTATTAGGATATGTTAAAAACTTTTCTTGGCAATTAATGCCTAATGGAGGTTTTCAATGTAGTACTACATTAATATCAAGAGGAGAAATAATTGAAACTTTAAAAGCTAGTGGTAACCCAAATATTATTTTAGGATCTAGCTACACTCCACCATCATTATCATCCTCAGTTCCTCCAAAACCAGTACTTAGCAATTTTGAAAAAATATTTTTAAATATTATTGGAAAAATTAATGAAAGTGAATGGGTAAAATCTTATTCATTTGGTGGTGGAAATATACAAGGAGAATTATATATATCTGGTTCAACAACTGATGACCAAAAAATATTACGTGACCAAGCGGATGCTATATATGCAGACATTAAAACCAGATTAACCAAAAATGTATCCGCTTATATTAAAGGTCCATGGGATAATTACATAGTAGATACTACTGGAGGTACTGGTATAGATTTAGATACACAAGTTATTATAAAATTAAGTGATGGTAAAACTCAAGGTACTGGTATAGAATACATTAGTATGAATGCTTTTATAGCTATCATTAATGAATTTTTTATATATAAAAATAAAAAAAACAATAAACCAGCTGTATCTATAGCAATACCATATAACACTCCATGTTTAGCTAGTATTGATTCTGTGAGTATTGATCCTACAACATGTTTAATTCAAAATTCTCAAGCTACATTCATAACAGACAAAACAACTGGGTTTTCTCCAGTTGTGTACTCACAATTAGATACCACTAGTTTAACATTAGGAGCTACAGCTACTCCTGCTTCAATAAGTAAATTTGAATTTTTAGCCCCAGGTACAACAAGTGTTGGTTTAGTAGGAAATATATTTGTATCAATGAGTAAAATTATTCAGTTATATAGAAGTTTATATGGAGGACCAGATGGAGTTGATATTATTCAATTATTACAAGAAGTTTTAGACGCTGTTTCTTTAGCTTTAGGTGGTATAAATGACTTTAAATTATATACTGATAGAAATTTTGTCCAAATTATTGATGCTAAATACCTTGAAAATTCAAGTAAAAATAGTAAATTTAAATTTGATTTAATTGGTTTAAAAAGTATTTGTAGAGATGTTAAAATAAACTCTCGTATATTTGCTGAGCAATCAACTATGATAGCTATTGGTGCTGGTACCGCTGGCTCTGATACTGGAAACTTAGGTGATATATATTCATCTACTCAAACATACTTTAATAGAGGATTGACTGATAGAATTATGTCTCCTACATTTGACGATCCTACAGCACCAGCTACCCTCACTTTAGGAACTACAATTATTAGCGGAAGTGATGTTTATTATTATAATATATTTAAAAACTTAGAATCTTTATCTAGTTATTTAAATGTAAATGTATTAGGAAAACCAACAGGAGGAAGTGGATGGATGGTAACATCAGTACCTCAAGAAAATGAAGTAATAAATGCTGGTAGTTTATTAAAAACAATGCATTATCAATTAAATGGAAGTGATGTTGATTTTAAAGCTTTAATTCCTTTTGAATTAGAAATTACTCTTGATGGTATAGGTGGTTTAGTTATAGGACAAATTTTCACTATTGATAAATCAATATTGCCTAGAGATTATTATAACAAAAATTTAGGATTTATTATAACAGGTATTAATCATAATTTACAAAATAATGATTGGACTACAACTGTAAGAACTCAAATTTGTTTATTAGATAATGATAAGATAACAGACAAATATATTGTTGATAAAACAAGACTAAAATCAATAATATCAGCTGCTAGGGTTGACCAAGCAAAAAATGGATATCTATTATGTGCTATAGCTGACTATATGGTTAATCAATATACTTATATTATTTCTAAATATAATTCTGGAAGAACAGGAAATAAAAAACCAGAGTTTGATTTTGATTTATATAAACAATTTAGTTTAGGTATAAATAATTTTTTAAATTCTGGAGCAAGTGCTACTGAAAAAGGTAATTATATTAGACAAATATTAGATTTTCTTTATGATACAGCATCTATAGAATATTATTTAAGAAACTGGCATGCTGTAGCACTTTCTAGATATGGAGGAACTGCTCCAAACTTTCCTGCTGATTATAATACTTTTATAACACCTTCTGGAGGTGGTAGTTCTTCATCCTTATATCAAACTGTTAGTAGATTATTATTAGGACAAGATTCTAATGGAAATATAGATGCTGTTAACAGAGGAGATAATGATATCACTAGACTTAAAGATGCTTATAGTAAAACATATTTTGGACAAGTTGAAAGTTTTATAAACATAAAAACATTTACAGCATCTACAACTATAGGAAGTTCATCTAATCAAATATCAAAAATAGATCATATTGATAATAGTAAAATAAATACTGCTATTTTGCATGTCAATACATCAATGGATGATTATCAAATAGCAAATGATGGTACAGACTTATCAACATACTATTTATTTCCAGCTAATTCTTTTGATCAATTATTTTTAACATTTTATAATCTTTTACAAGCAAACGCATCTAATAATTATATACCTGGATTAAGTATTTATGGGGGACCACTATTAAGTGGTGGTGTTGGTACTAGCACAGCTAATTTCAGAGTTATTAGATTTGAAAAACCACAATAATGTTCATACCAGAATCATATATTATAGAGAGAGGATACGATCAAGGTGGAAACTTTGTTACCGCCGCATCTAATGAATCTTATTCTGGTTTTTATCATAAAGATAAAAATAATAATTATTGGACAGGAGAAAATCATACTTCCACATCAATACTTCTAACCCGTGTGACATCTGACACACCTATGAGTAGTGACTTTTTATTGAAAAATAATGTCATATCAGGAGGTTTTACTCAAAGGTTTGGTGATTTATTAAATACTCCTTTAATTACAGGAGAATATATTCCACCAACAGAATCTAATTACGCTTTAAAATATTTTACTAGATACTTTGCTCAATTAAAAGCATCAGTATCTCCTTATATAGTTGAGATAAGTAGAGCAACATATGATGGAATAATCAATAATAGTGTTGCTATTATTTCTTACAATGTAGTTGAGATTATATGGAAACTAGTAGGACCATTAAATGACATATATGATAACAACGTTAGAATTGAATCTGGAGTTAAAGATACTAATTTAAGATCAATCCAAAACGCTGAAAGAACAATACCAGGTTTATCTATTTATTTAAATGATCCTCTACAATATACTCGTGTAATATCAAATTTAGTATCTATTGGACCAAAAATAGTGGATTTTGGATCTATTCGTGAAGAAATAGATATGAGCATAGCTGAAATGCCTTCACCAAGTGTAACACCTACAATAAGTATTACTCCATCTATTACACCTACTATTAGTATAACTCCTACTATTAGTTTAACACCATCATTTAGTGTTAGTAAAACACCAAGTGCTACTCCTAGTATTTCTATCAGTAACACACCTTCAATAACTGCTACTCCTAGTATTTCTATTAGTGCTACTCCATCTATTAGTATAAGTAACACACCTAGTATTACTCCATCTATTAGTATATCTACTACTCCAAGTATAACGCCTAGTATTTCTATTAGTGTTACTCCAAGTATTACAGCTACACCAAGTGAAACACCAAGTATAAGTGTTACACCAACTGTAACTTCTACTCCAACAATGAGTAATACACCTAGTATTACCCCAAGTATTTCTATTAGTAATACACCTAGTATTACTCCAACAAACTCTACAACACCATCTATAAGTGTAAGTAGAACACCATCATTAACACCTACCACTACAGCTACTCCAAGTATTAGTATAAGTAATACTCCAAGTATTACTCCAACAAATTCAACAACACCATCTATTAGTATATCTAACACACCTAGTATTACTGCTACACCTAGTGAAACACCAACACCAAGTGTAACTTCTACAGTCACACCTAGTATAACACCAAGTAACACTGTTACTCCAAGTATTACTCCTTCTATAACTCCAAGTAATACAGTTACTCCAAGTATCACACCTAGTGAAACACCAAGTTTAACACCTTCAATAACACCAACAAATACTGTTACTCCATCAATAACAGCTACAACAACTCCAAGTATTACACCTAGTGGAACACCTTCAATTACTGTATCTGCAACACCATCAGTAACAGTAACACCTTCTACTTCTAATCCATTAGATGGAGAATACTATTACATATCTGATAATTCATATAATACTTGTTATAACCCAACAATACAAATATTAGTTTATGATGCTGATCAGCCACTAGAAATAGGAGAATTTTTATATCAAGTACCAAATGGAACAGATAAATGGACTATAGCTGAAATTCAAACATTAGTAGGAAGTTCATTAGATGCATTCTATTTAACAGGTCCAGGTATAGCATCAGGAAATTATTTAATAGTTAGTGGAAGTCATGGTACAGGAGATGCTATTGTTGTAGGAAGTGGAGTATGTGTATCTATGACTCCAAGTGTAACTGCTACTCCTAGTATAACAGCAACACCTTCAATAACACCAAGTTTAACATCTACACCTAGTACAACACCAAGTATCAGTATTAGTGTTACTCCAAGTATAACTCCAAGTATTAGTTTCACTCCAACAGTAACAGTTACACCAAGTAATACTGCTACACCTTCTGCGACACCAAGTATTAGTATTAGTACTACTCCTAGTGTTACAGCAAGTACTAGCTTTAGTGCGACACCTTCTATCACACCAAGTACTTCTATCAGTAGTACTCCAAGTATTACACCATCAACAAGTATATCTAATACTCCAAGCATAACACCTAGTAACACTGTCACTCCAAGTAACACAGTTACACCAAGTATAACAGCTACTCCAAGTATCACTCCAAGTACTTCTATTAGTAGTACTCCAAGTATAACACCTAGTACTTCAATTAGTAATACTCCTAGCATTACTCCAAGTAACACAGTTACACCAAGCAATACTGTTACCCCAAGTAATACAGCTACACCTAGTGTAACACCAAGTATTTCAATTAGTAGTACTCCAAGTATAACACCTTCAACTAGTATATCTAATACTCCGAGTATAACACCAAGTATAACAGCTACACCAAGTAATACTGTTACTCCAAGTAACACTGCTACTCCAAGTATTACTCCATCAAATACAGTTACACCAAGTAACACTGTTACTCCAAGTAATACAGCTACACCAAGTGTAACACCTAGTATTAGTATTTCTAGAACACCTAGTATTACACCTACTAACACTGCTACGCCTAGTATTACTGCTACACCAAGTATAACTCCATCAATTAGTATTTCTAATACTCCTAGTATTACACCTACTAACACATCTACTCCAAGTACTACTCCATCAATTAGCATCAGTAGAACACCTAGTATTACACCTACTAACACTGCTACGCCTAGTATTACTGCAACACCAAGTAACACAGCTACACCTAGTGTTACACCAACTAATACAGCTACACCAAGTGTAACACCTAGTATTAGTATTTCTAGAACACCTAGTATTACACCAACTAATACAGCTACACCTAGTATAACAGCTACTCCAAGTAACACAGCTACACCTAGTGTTACTCCAAGTAATACTGTTACTCCAAGTATAACTCCTACTAGAACTGCTAGTGTAACTCCAAGTATAACTCCTTCAAATACACCAACACCTAGTATAACACCTACTAGAACTGCTAGTGTGACTCCGTCTATCACACCAACAAGTACCTCTACACCTAGTGTGACACCAAGTGTTACACCAAGTATTACTCCAAGTATAACACCAACTACAACACCTCCTATAGTTTGTTACACATATGAATTATCAGCTGATGATGGCACTTCAAATAGAAATGCTTATGACTTTAGCTATATAGATTGTGGAGGAACATTTAGAGAAGGCTCAGTAGTTAATGGATACCAAAGATATGTTTGTGCTAGAGAAGGTACAGTATTCTTTACTAGTCCATATATAACATTAACACAAGGTTCAACATGTAGTCAAGATCCATCCCCTACACCATCATTCACCCCAACACCAACTAGAACACCTAGTGTTACACCTAGTGTTACACCTAGTGTTACACCTGATCCTACACCATGTCCTAGCTCATCACCAGCAGCTTCAACAGTTACAATACAAATAGCAACTAATATATCATTAGATGTAGAAATATACTTATCTAGTATAACAGTGAATGGTGTTGGAGTGACAAATGTTACAGGAGTAGATCCAAACGTCCCAGGCAATGGTGCAACTGTTGATACAAATCAAATAGGAACATATGATATAGTAGTAGTATATAGTTCTACTATATCAGGACAAAATATATCTTTAGTTGATAGTGACTATAATGTATATTGTAATAACACATTAACTGGATTTAATAGCATGACATTCTCTAATGTTGTAATAAACGGATCTGTAAACCCAGTATTAACAGCTGGTGATGGAACATGTATTTAAATAATATCTAAGTTTGGTGTCCTAAAATCTCTACTATATATTTAACCTAATAATAAAGGTTATGTTTTATATAATAGAGACAAAAGAACAATTAGATTATCTAGGTAAACCAGAACATGATAAGTGTTTTGTTAATATCATCACTACAAATGATAATCGCCATCCATCTCTAACTAAACCATGTTTAGTATATTATAATGATGGAGAAAAAGGTTATATATTACCTATCGACCATAGTGAAGCATTTAAATTAGATTGGGAAACAGTTAAGGAATTTATATCTAACATTAACACAGTTTATGTTTTAGATAAAAAATTCCATTTGTATTTTCTACCAGGACATAATTTAATTGATGTAAATTTTTACAGTTACATAGATGAATCACAATTTGATACTAAAGTACACATTGATTTCAATCGTGAAAAATATTATATACAAGAATTAAGTACACTTATTCCTATCCCTAAACATTATGAGAAATGGGAAAAAATACACAGGAATATAAAAGAAAGAGGATTAATTTCTAAATGGCAAGTAGCTAGTACATTTTTAAATTATAATTTCACTAATGTATTTTATCAAATTGAAAAAAATGGTATAGGCATTGATCCACGTAAATTTAATAAACATTTTGAAGTAACTTGGAAAGATAATTCGATTTACGGGAATACAGTTTTTACTCAATACAATCTATATAATTTAACTTATCGTCCGTCAAACGCCTTTAATAGTGTTAATTTCGCCGCACTTCCTAAGGGTGTACCGCGTGAGTCATTTGAACCAAATAATTACATGTTTGTTGAATTTGATTACAGTGCTTATCATCCCCGCATCATTGGTAAAGCTATAGGGTATGATTTTGAAATTGATCCATATGATGAAGTACCTAAAGAAATAATGTTTCAAAATTTATATGGTGGTATTAGAGACGAATATGCTTGGTTTCCATTTTTCGCTAAATTAAGTGAATGGTTAGAAAGCCAATGGGAAGAATTTAACTCTACAAATAGATTAAAATTACCATGGGGAACTAATATCTATAAAACTAAAATAGAAAATCCAAATAAAAATAAAATATTAAGTTATCTAATCCAGGCATACGAAACATATTATAATACATTAACATTAGATCGTGTGTTAAAATTATTAGATGGTAAAAAAACTAAAATAGTATTATATACATACGATTCAATTCTATTAGATGTGGCTAAGGAGGACGTTAAAACATTATTACCAAAAATTAAACAAGAACTAGAAGCTGATGGTTTTCCAACTCGTATGAGTGTTGGCGAGAATTATGGCGCTTTAATAAAAAAATAACATATTTATGACCTGGAATTTAACAATAGAGGAATTGGCAAACAAGTTATTCGCAACCTTCTCAAAGAAGGAAGACATAGAGCAAACGCTTGAAACTATAACTGGACGTTATAACATCTTATATAATAAGGTTTTCATCTTAGAATCTAAAGATAGTGATGAGTTCATTTGTACTTACAACATCGATCCAGGAAATCTGAGCACAACCTCAGTTTTGCCTAATACTATCTTATTGCATCGCAAAAAAGAGTCAAATACTTTATATACAATTAATGCTTTGAATACTTTAATCAAAACATTGAATAACGGTTATGCTGATCCTAATTACAAAGTAGAATGGAATGATTATAAAAACACCATTTTACTCACTAATGGCCCTGATCTTCGTAAGTTGGAAACAACTATTTACAAGATAGTTAATCTCTAAGTTATAAATGGCCTCCTTCGTAACACACGGGGATATTTATAATAGATGACAGATGTCACTAAAATATATTTAATTACTAATATAGATAATAATCCTAATAAAGTTTATATAGGTAAGACTAAAAACAATTCCCGTGAAAAGGACCATAAATTTAAATTTGGTCCTCAAATTACCTTTGATTATATTGATGAAATACATTCATTAGATCGTAAAGATTGGACGCCATTAGAAATATATTGGATAGAACAATTTAGACAATGGGGATTTATTATAATGAATCCTAACAAAAAAGGTGGAGGCGGTCCTGAATATCATACTGATAGTACTAAACAAAAAATAAGTAAACGTCTTTTAGGTCGCAAATTCTCAGAGTCATCAAAACAAAAAATGACTAAAGCTAATTCTAGACCTAAAACAGCTAAATTTATTAACAAAATAAGAAAACCAGTTCTTCAATTCACTAAACAAGGAGAATTTGTTAAAGAATGGGAATCATCTAAACATGCCGCTGTAAAAATGTATGGTTATTATAATGATAATATAGGAAGGTGTTGTCGTGGAGAATTAAAAATAGCTAGAGGTTTTACATGGAGATGGAAATAAGTTTGGCATCTAAGAATTTTGATGCTATATTTACTATATACAATTTAAACAATAAAAGTTATAACATGGATTTAAATGCAATTAAGCAACGTATGCAATCGTTGCAAAACAAAGGCAAAGGCGGCGCCAAGAATGACGACCGTGCTAAAAATTTCTGGATACCACCAGTAGGCAAATCAGTGATTCGTATTGTTCCATCTAAGTTCAACAAATCAAATCCATTCAAAGAAGTAATGTTCCATTATGGTATTGGAAACAAAACCATGTTGTCATTAACTAACTTTGGTGAAAAAGATCCAATTGTTGAATTTGCACAACAACTACGTAAAACTAGTGACAAAGAAAATTGGTCATTAGCTAAAAAGATTGAACCTAAAATGAGAGTATTTGTTCCTGTAATTGTTAAAGGCGAAGAAGACAAAGGTGTTCGCATGTGGCAATTTGGTAAGGAAATGTATCTTGAACTATTAGGTATTGCTGAAGATGATGATATCGGAGATTACACAGACATTATGGATGGTAGAGACTTAACAGTTGATACAGTTGGACCTGAAGTTACAGGTACTAAATTCAACAAATCATCTATTCGTATTAAACCAAAAACATCACCATTATCAGAAGATAATGAAGTGATTAAAAAATGAATTTCAGAACAACCAGACGTACTTTCATTATATAAGAAGTATGAGTTTGATGAAATGAAAACCATGTTAATGGAATGGTTAGAACCAAGTGAAGACAGTGGTGAAGAAACAACTGAAGAAGTCGCTGAAACACCAGTAGTAGAAGCACCTAAAACTAACTACACTCTTAACACTAAGAAAAAAGGGTTTGATGAAGATGAATTTGATGAATTATTCCAAAAATAACTAAACAATGGCTAAAACAGCAAAAAGCGTAAACGCTAGTGTTTCTCAAGCTATTAAAGGTACATTTGATCTTGATAAGTTTAAGAAAACTAAAAAACTAGATCAATCATCAAATTTTAAAGCGCAGAAGTGGATTCCATTCTCACCTGCAGTACAAGATGCACTTTCAATTCCTGGTATACCAATGGGTCATATCACAATTGCTAGAGGTGGATCGGATACAGGAAAAACAACTTTAATGATTGAAGCAGCAGTAGCTGCCCAAAAAATGGGAGTGTTACCTGTATTCATTATTACTGAGATGAAATGGGATTTCGCTCACGCTCAAAAAATGGGATTCAGTTGTGAAGCTGTTCCTGATGAAGCAACAGGAGAAGTATTAAACTATAGTGGTTTCTTCTTATATGTTGACAGATCAACTCTAAATTCAATTGAGGATGTAGCAGCATTTATCGCTGACATTTTAGATGAGCAAAAGAAAGGTAACTTACCTCATGACTTGTTATTCTTATGGGATTCAGTAGGTTCTATACCATGTGATATGAGTATTGAACAAGGAAAAAATAATCCAATGTGGAATGCAGGTGCTATGTCGACACAATTTGGTAATTTCATTAACCAGAAGTTTCCAATGTCACGTAAAGAAAGTTACCAATTCACTAACACGTTCTTTGTAATTAATAAAGTAGGAGTTCAACCAGCACTTACACCTATGAGTCAACCAAGAATGACTAATAAAGGTGGTAATACAATGTATTGGGATGCTTCATTAGTAATTACATTTGGTAATGTTACAAATAGTGGTACATCTAAAATACACGCTCAAAATAAAGGTAAAAAAGTAGAGTTTGCTAAACGTACCAAAATATCAATTGACAAGATTCACGCTGATTGTGGTATTGCTACAACATCAACAGTAATTGTTACACCACATGGATTTATTCCTGACACTAAAGACGATGAGAAAGCTTATAAGGCAGCTCACGCACATGAGTGGTTTGGTGAAAATGTAAAAATTGAAGAAATTCAAGTTACAGAAGACAATAGTGAATGGGAAGAAAGTAGTAAAATATCACCAATGATTGAAATTGACAATGACGATGAACAAGACGCTTAAGCAAATACTTGATGGTATACAAAACTCACAAGAGGATCCATTGCATTTAAATAGTAGAATACTACTAGTAGATTCAATGAACACATTTCTAAGAAGCTTTGCCATGATCAATCATATGAATCCAGGAGGAGCCCACATTGGTGGGCTCACTGGTTTCTTAAAGTCGATCGGTTTTGCAATTAGACATATTAAACCTACTAGAGTAATTCTAGTATTTGATGGTACAGGCAGTACAACAAACAAAAAGAATTTATTTGCTGATTACAAAGGCAATAGAAAACTACAACGTATAACTAATTGGGATGGCTTTGACAACAAAGAAGAAGAAGCAGCAT